ATAACTGGCGTGATGTGATAAGGCCCTAATGCATTCTCAGCCGGATTGCCGTTAGGGTTACCCTCTAATTGAGGGATAATGACTAATAGAGCTAGTAATAATTCACTCATTCGCATTGCTCCCTGTCGTATTCATAGTCGTATTCATATAAAGCAACTGCAGCTTCATGCCATGCCTTTTTAGCTTCATCCTTTGCCTTGTCAGCTTCGTCCAGTGCCTTGTCTGCTTCGTCCTTTGCCTTGTCTGCTTTGTTCCATGCCGTGTCAGCTTCTTCGATTGCCTTTAATAACTCTTTTCTAGTCTTGCTCATTTCTTATTCCTTTTTTCTTGATCTTTAATAAGTTCCGCAATATGACCGCTACGGCTCCGGCCTTCTTTCTTAGCTTGCTCATCGACAAGCTTAAGATTTAGGTTTGATAGGTGAATGTTGATTCTAGGCATGTTTTAAAACTCTTTTACTATTTCGTAAAAGTTGGGCTGAAAAATGTTTTCTTTTTTATCTTTTTCCTCGTAGTTTATGAGGGTTTGTTGAACCTCTTCTTTAGTTTTAAAAACTTTTAATACATTGCCCGCTTGTCTGTCTTGGATAAAGTACATTTTTTTTGCTCCGTTTATTTATTTCTTTCTTTTTTCTGCTAAAAATTTTTTAATTTTTCCATTAAAAATAAACATTGAATCCGGTAGAATCTCTTGATTGTCCGGGTCAATTATATTCCCGTTACGAAATACGGCTTGGGTAGTTTTTGCCATGCCGTATTTTTTTTCTTTTTCTGCCAACTCTAAATATAAATAGTGGCTGTAGCCCACTATTTTTTGTATTTTTTTATCAACTTCTAAAAAATCGCCGAAATTGTTTACTCTTTTCTGTTCTATCATTTTTTTTTCTCCGTTTGTTAATTACTTTCAATACTCTTATTACACACACATTTTGGATATACACAAGCCCTACACAACAAAAAAGACCATTTTTTAATGGCCAAGTGAAATTAAACTCCTTTAAGATTTTATTATCCATTCTTAGGATTTCTTCAACATCAAAAGCCTTTTTGAATTCTTTTTTATAGCTTTCTCAGCAGCTTCGACAGTGCTTACATTTTCTATTAGTTCATTTTTACATCTTTCTAGAAAACCTTTCTTTTCAGAATCGATGTAATAAAACTCTTCGTTTTCAATGCTGAAATACACACTATACATTTTCATTTTATCATATCCTTTATTAATTACTTTCTATACCTCTATTATACACACATTTTGGATATACACAATACAAAAACAATAAAAAAGACCATTTTTTTAATGGCCCAGTAAAATTTAAATAAGGTTATTAATAGCCATATCAATACAATCGATATCTCCTGTAGTGTAAACTATTCGATACGCCCCTTGCCAACTATCTTTAAACTTCTGCTCCCCTTCTGTAAGCTTCCTTTGACTAGGTGGTTTATTTGAATCTTTAATTTCACAAGCAATTGTATGACCATTTTTAGCTATAATAATATCACAGCAGTTTTTTAGCTGAGATATAATGAGAACTGAAAAACCTTTACCTCTAGCGTATTCTACTATTTCTTTTTGATTAGCGTCTACCCTCGCGGCTGTCTTCACTTCTTCCACCTATTTTCAGCTATTGCCATAATTCTTTTATCATTAGCTATTTTTATAGCGTGATTTTTATCCCTGGCCATACAGTCAACTACAAGTCTTTGTATACAATCAAAAAAGAAATCAGATACGGAACATGTTGGTATATCGTCATTCAATATACATTCGCTTATATTTCCTTCCTTATCTATTCTTACCCTATAAGACCTTAAACCTTTCTTTAATTCTGGAATCCAAGGATTTAAAACCCTTGTTTCTATTTCCATATCATTATTATAATAATAATCATCTATCTGAAATTTATCTATAAATAATTGTGCGTCCTCTTTTTTCTCAAAAACAGCAACTATATCATAATCTGAATATTCACCCTTTGAAACTAAATAAATATTTTTCATTCATCAAGCTCAAATTCTGTAAACTCTGTCCAGTGACTTACATCACCACGAGGCATCGGCTCCCCATTTATATAATAAGTTTCTGTGTGTAGGCAGTAGCTACCTATTTCTTCATAACCAATTGACAATAAAACTATACTATCTTCATGTTCTGGAGGTTCGTTAATGGCATCTCTCCAGCGGTATTTATTTAACTCCTTCTCCAGCTCTTTAATTTTATCTTGGTCGTTATACATTAGATTGCCCTCCTTGCTATTTCCTGTAAATTCTTAAAACTTAAACCTTGGTACGTCTTACCTAATACCTCGCAACCTTCATAAGCTTCTGACATTGGCGCGTTTGCTATCTTTTCTAAGGCTTGCTTGTATTTATTATTTAGATTTAATTTAACGCAATCCATACATGTAAAAACTTCACCTTTTGCAGTATTTTGGTATAAATAAGGGTCAGCCTCTGTTAAAATATCTGACTGACATTGTGTGCATTCTATTATCATCCTTTAAATCTCCTCAAATCCTTACCTGCTGCATTTACGCATTCACACATTTGGTGTAGTCTTGAATATATTCTTGTTGTATATCTATCCTCTATTGATTTACCTTCCTCGTTTTTAGGGCCTGACAAATTTGAAGTTATAATCGTCTTTACTCCGTATTGCTCGAATAATTTATGCCTTTCACTCAAGGCTTTGCCCATTAACTCAAACTTTGCGCCGTAATCACTCCTTGTTTTTTCAGTGCCTAAGTCATCTATAACGATATCTTTTCGCTCTTTTATTATTTCCCAGAAAGCATCTGGTGACTTTTCATACTTCGACTCAAGCTCCTCACATGTGTAAAAATGCAAATCTCTAAAAGCTGCGATTACTTTAGCTGCAAAAGTTTTACCTGTTCCAGGATTACCAAAATAAAGTAGACCCTTCTTTCTGCATTTTAATTTGGTCTCTGCTAGGTATTTCACCATAGATTTAAAAATGACCGGATTGCGCTCTGTAATCGCTTTAGATTGCAACCCCGCTGTTGTAACCCTAATCTGCTCCTTAAGCTCGTTAGAATCGACTTCTGATATATTCTGAGGGCCTTCTATCTCTCTCTTTAGGTCTGATAATGTGAATTTCATTAAAAAACGTCTCCCGGCTTAATATCTGAGCACCCAGAGGTTGAGAGTTTACGAGAATAATCTCTCTTAGGAGGAAAAACACCTTTCCAAGAATTCATTATCGACTCCTCAATTGAGAGTTTTGCTGAACCTGATTTATTATTTTCCATATCTGTTAGTTTTTTTATTAATCCCAAAAGAGCACGCTCTGTATTCTCAGCTTTTATTTTTACTCTCATAGATAAAAAATCATTCCATAATTTAGGACAAATAAAAGATGGCAATTTTATTGCCTTATCTTTATTACTTTCTCTTTCTTCTTTCTCTTTCTTCTTTCTTTTTGGAGCATGAGACTCTAAGTAGACTTTAATGAGATCCTCATGAGACTTTAATGAGTCTTTTATAACTACCTCTAAATCATCCACTTTTATAAATGTTCTTTTAGATTTATGCTGTACTGTCTGATGCTCTCCCCAACCCTTAACAAAAAGAAGTTTCTTTGAGTCATAATCAACAGGTATTAATAATTTTTCAGCTATCAATTCATTTATCCAACCCTTTAATTTTACTTCTGTAACACTCTCATCATATGGAAATACATCCCCCAATAAAGAGCGCATTGAATTAAGGCAAAAGCCATAATCGTCGCAGAAGTTCCATATTCCTATGAATGTCAAACGAGCATCTCTTGAGACTTTCATGAGTGTGTCACTAGACCAAAACTCAGGCTTTATCATTCTATTTCTAGCCATTATTTAGCCTCAACTATATCAGACATTATTTCAATTAATTTATCATCTATATTAGAGCGACTTGCTAAGCACTCCCATGACTTAGAGTATATCTTTTCATCACATTCTAGCTCAATGCCAGCTGCCTCCATCTTCCAAGCATCCCAAAAAAACGTCCTAAACATTCTTTCCTTGTAATAAATATCATTGACATCAAAAGTAATTAACTCTTTAAAGGTAGTATTAAATTTTCGACTAATCCATTTTGCACGAGATATCGTATTATCCTTAGTGGTCACGCCATATTTATACACATGAAGATTATCTTCTATTTGTGCGTAAAGAAGGTATAATTTACCTGATTTAGTCTTTCTTTTAGACATCTAATTTCTCCATAAAAAAACCCGCTCTGCATCTGTTTGAACCAAGCCCTAAAAGTAAGGCTTCCAGAAGAGGCGGGTAAAATTGGCTTTTAGTTTGTTTTCTAAGACGGGTTCAATCGCCTTTACCCTAATATTATACTTAATTTTGCTCGGATTTCAAGTTAATAATCCTCTAAACCTTCATCGCTAAGTTTTGTATAAAATTCCTCTGTTGCATAATCAACCAAGCCCTTTAAATCATCCGACTCATCATAGTAGATGCAGGAGCAAGTCTCGTGATTTATTTCAATATTAATCTCTGGCTTTTCTGGCCTATAATTTATTTGAATATCTGCATTGTGTTTTTTGCACATTTTTTGCAAATCTTTCATCTTCACCGCCTACTCTCCTTTCAGGTTTTTTAATATTTGTTTACATTTTTTAACAACTTGCTTTTCAATGTATTCTTTGCATTTTTTTTCTGTTCTAAATCTCTTATAAGAATCAATTTCAAATAAACTTTGCGTGCTCCTAGTTGATACATCTGTATTATCTAATCTAGCCATCCAATATTGATTATCCTCATATTGTCCTATATAACAAATTTGAGTATTACCGACAAATACTAATTTTTCTTCACTCATCACTCCTCCTGCTCGGTGGTTAGGTCTTTTATCTTCACGTCCTTCTCAGTGATGGTATTTACTAAATCATTGATGACTTTTTTAGCATCAAGCAATTCAGTCCAGTACTGGAGAGCTGTTTTCTTGTGACTATCCCTTTCAGCCCTCAATCTCTCTATGCAATCATCCTTACTATGATTAGAATCCGTGCCTTTCTCCCACTGGTATCCGCAGTTTTTACAGGTGGCTAATTCTGACATTTTAATAGCTCCAGATTTTCGTGGATATTTCCGATGATTTCAATTTCCTCGCTAGATGTAAAAGGAATATCCTTTCTTCTTCCTTTTGATATGGTACATTCCTCATATGTGTATCGTTCCTCATCCCCATATCCTTCAGTAGCACAATTATTGGATAGTTCTATAAAATATAGCGACGTGCCCTTAAGTCGCTTACATTCGAATTTCCACCAATGTTTATCGAAAGACAATAAAATTATATCCCCCTCATAAATCTCCGTGCCATTCTTATCCTTGAGGCCTGTGTATTGTTCTAGTACATACTCCCCTCGCCTATATCCCCATGAGGACGTGAATTCTGGTACTGGTGGTTTATATATAAATTTACTAGACTCTAAAACCCAAGCTCTATACTTTATTTCTCTCATCGCCTTAAACCCTTTCCGCTTCTTCAGTTTCTAAGTATTGGCTTGCAGCCTCAACGCCACACGCCGTGGCTTGTTCTATGGTTTCCCATTCGTCACCATAACAACCATCTGCCCAAGATGATTTTTCATAAGACAGATAGTCTCTGAGCTGTTGAAAGCTTTTGTTAGTGTGTTTGATATAATGACTGTGGGCAGCCTCGTTGAAAGCTGCTAACATTTTTTGATTATCCATTGTAGTTTATCCACTCTTGTTTAAGGTTTTCTTCGTTTTCTAAAACTTCTTTAAAATTATGGAAAGTCTCTTTTATAAACTTTTGGATTTCTGAATGATCAAAAAGTTTTTTAATGGTTTTTTTAGTCTCGTTGATTATTTCAACGCTTCTTACTTGAAAGTAGTCTACGGAAAACTCTTCTTCATCTGGCCAGCAATCAGCAGGAGCCGCCCAAAAACGGCCGGAGGTAAAATTGTAGTCGCAGTAGACATCTACAAGAATCTTATAGTCTGCCTCTGTTTCTTCTATTAGTAGTTCGTAGTCCATTTATTTAATCGTCCTTTTTTTGCTAATAATTTCTTCTTTAGTTAAAAATCTTTCACCGCAATTTTTACATTCTCTGATTCTGTACCAAGTATCTAAAGTTGTGCGGGTTTCCCTAACTCTAAAATTGCCAATGTTACAGCTAGGGCAAACTGGTTTCATTTCATCCCCAACTGTGCGCCAATCATAGCTCCTATAAGAGAAGCTAAGAAAATCAGTATTATTATTTCTGGTTTTACTATTGGCATTTTCATTTCCTTTTAATTGGTTGTTAAGGTTATAATAATGCTAAAATAAATAACTGTCAATACTATTACAGTATTTTTTTTATAGTAAATTATGTATTTTTTATATTGAATATATGTTTTTGATGATATATAATAAGGAACCTAACAAAGGAGAAAAAATGACTAAAGAACAATTAATAACTAAAGATTTTGCAATATATAATTCTGATTGCATGGAAGTAATAAAAGAGCTTCCTTCTGAATCTATAGATTTATCTGTATACTCACCTCCGTTTGCTGGCTTGTATAATTATTCCAGCTCAGAAAGAGATTTTAGTAATTGTGAATCTAAAGAGCAATTTTTAAATCAGTACGAATTTTTAATAAAAGAAATGTCAAGAGTAACAAAAGCTGGAAGAATAAACGCTGTGCATTGTACAGACGTTTTTGACAATACTTGCCGACTTTGGGACTTTCCTCACGAAGTAATAAAACTTCATGAAAAATACGGATTTGAATATCGTAACCGTATTACAATTTGGAAAGAGCCTTTAAAAGTTAGAATGCGTACTATGGTACAATCTTTAATGCACAAATTCATAGTAGAAGATTCGACTAAATGCTTTACAGCTATGCCAGATTATGTTCTTATTTTCACTAAGAAGGGCGAGAACAAAGTACCTGTAACTCATAAACATGGTTTCACAGAGTATTACGGAGCTACTCCCATACTGCCAAATATTCTACAAGCATGGAATAATGCCAATCAAACAAACTTTAATGAGGGCGAATTATGGCGTTATTTAAACAATGAATTTAAGAATCATGAAGACCCAAAATCTAATAAACTAAGTCATTATATATGGCAACGTTACGCCTCTAGTGTTTGGGATGATATACGGATTGATGAAGTATTACAATATAAAAAAAGTAAGACTGAAGATGATGAGAAGCATGTTCATCCTTTACAATTAGATGTAATAGATCGTATAGTCGAATTGTATTCAAATAAAGGTGAAACGGTATTAACTCCTTTTATGGGTGTAGGATCTGAAGTATTCAGCCCTGTATCATTAGGCCGTAAAGCGATTGGAATTGAATTAAAAGACAGCTACTACCGACAAGCTTTAATGAATCTTGAAGGCGTTGAAAATAGGTTTAAACAATCTAAACAACTAGAACTATTTTAATGCAGAGTAAAAAGCAGAGCCTTAAAGAATCTGCGGTTAATGTGGCAGTAGGTTATATTGTCGCATTAACCAGTCAGCTAGTAGTATTTCCTTTAGTTGACGTTGAATCCACAATTAGTCAAAATCTAAAAATAGGGCTTTATTTTACGTTTATATCACTTATGCGAAGCTACTTAATAAGAAGGTATTTCAATAAATAAAAATAAAGAAGATATAGAATTATATACTAGTGGCGATAGGTGCTACTACGAAGATGTAAAAAAGTTAATTAAATTAGTAAAGGAAAAGAAGATATGAAAATAAACAGCAAAAAACTATTAGCAGGATTAAAAAAGCTATCAGGAGCTATAAATAATCCATCCACGCCTATACTTGCAAACGTCAGAATTATTGCATTTGACAATAAAGCTCAACTAATGGGAACTAATCTAGTACAGTCAATTAAAGTTACTATTCCCTGCGATGTACCTTTAGAATTTGATACTACTATCAATTATAAAAAATTGACTGCGATTTGTTCTCAATTAGCTGATCATATATTGAGTTTAACAGTCAAGGATGATGTAGCCAGCTTAAAATGCAATAAATCAAAATTTAAACTATCTTGCATAAGCTCAAATCAATGGCCTGATCCTAATTTATTAGATAACGCAGTAGAAATATTTTTCGACAATCAAGTTTTTTCTAAAGAAATAAGTAATGTATTTTACGCAGCTTCTAAAGATGAATCAAGGCCGATTTTAAACGGCGTATTAATTGACGCTAAAAGCGATAGTTTAAGACTAGTTACAACTGATGGCAAAAGGCTGGCAATGTCTGAAGTTATCAACGTTAGTCAAAATAATATTAAGGCAGTAGTTCCGGTTAATGTCTTAATTGACATCGCTAAAAACTCGTATGGTGATATTAAAATAACGATTGATAATTCTTATATTTCAGCCGAGTCAGGTGATTACGCTATAATTTCAAAATTAATTGAAGGCAACTACCCTGATTACTCGCAGATAATGCCGGATTCTTTTAAATCTCATGTGTCAATTAATAAATACGATCTACTTAATGCAGTTCAGAGGGTTTCTTTAATCCTAGATAATGTCACTGAATGCGTGACCCTAAAATTTAAAGATAACTCATTAACTGTATCAGCTCATACCCAAGATAGCGCAGTCGAAAAAATAACAATCGACTTTAATGGTGATATTGAATTAAATTACAATCCTGTATTTTTGGTGGATGCTCTAAAAAATAGCTCAGGGGATTTTATTGAGTTGAACTATAACGATAGCACAGCTCCGACACAAATCACTTGCGAAAACTTAGAATATTTAGTAATGCCGATGAGGGGTTAATAATGGATTATAAAGAGTTTATAAATTCTAAACGTCATAGTATAGGCAATTCTGGATTTAACCCAATATGGTTTCCTGATATAGCTTTTGATTTCCAAAAGCATGTAATCGAGAAAAGTACTAAAAAGGGCCGTATAGCCAATTTTCTTGACACTGGATTAGGTAAGACATTAATTCAATTATCAGAAGCTTATAACGTAGTATTACATACCAATAAAAAAGTATTAATACTTACTCCGCTGGCGGTGGCCTTTCAGTTTTTGAAAGAAGCTAAAAAAATAGGTATAGATGATATTGAGTATTCAAAAAATGGCAAGCATTCAAAAAAGATTGTTATTTGCAATTATGAGAGACTTCATTATTTTGACAGCTCAGATTTTATCGCTGTAATATTAGATGAAAGTTCTATTTTAAAAAACTTTGACGGTAAAATAAAAAATCAAATTAATACTTTTATTAAAAAAGTTCCTTATCGTTTTCTATCTACCGCTACACCTTCGCCTAATGATTTTATAGAATTAGGCACAAGCTCTGAAGCTCTTGGTTATATGGGTTATATGGATATGCTTGGTAAGTTTTTTAAAACAAATCAAAATTCTGTAGACTCAAATAATAGGAATATAGGTGAAAAATTTTACTTAAAACCTCATGCAGAAAAAGATTTTTTTGCTTGGGTAAATCAATGGTCAATTATGGTAAAAATGCCTTCTGATTTAGGTTACTCAGATGAAAGGTATAAGCTACCTGAGTTAATTGTAAATAATCATATTGTCAGAAATGAGTCACTAGTGGAGGAAGAGGGACAACTTTTATTATTTGCCAATAAAGCTAAAACTATGACTGAAGTTAGAAAAGAGCAAAGAGATACTATTGATACAAGATGCGAAAAAGCTATTTATTTAGCAAACGGTAAGACCTCTGTATATTGGGTTAATTTTAATGATGAAGGAGATATTATAAATTCAAGTGATGATCAATCAGTTCAGATCAAAGGATCTATGAGTATAGATAAAAAAGAGGAAATATTGATAGCTTTTGCTAATGGTGAGATAAAAAGGTTGATAACAAAAGCAAAGATGACAGGTATGGGACTTAACTGGCAACATTGCAATCATTCCGTTTTCTTTCCTACATGGTCTTATGAACAATACTATCAAGCTGTTAGACGATTCTGGAGGTTTGGACAAGAAAATAAAGTAACAATTGATTTGGTAGTATCAGATGGCCAATCAAGAGTCACAGAGGCATTAAAACAAAAGACTCAAAAAGCAAAGGAGTTATACGAAAATCTAGTAAAAAATGTAAACTCAAACTTTATCAATCAATACAAAGAATTTAACAAAAAAATTAACCTGCCTAAATTTATTTAAAGGAAAGAAAATGAACGATACAGTTAACTTACAAATCTGGGAAGACACCAGATTAAAACTAAAAAAACTTGCTAAATCACAGCGAGTGCCGATGAAAAAATACGTCGAAATCATCATAGATCGAGAATATAAAAAACTAGAAAAAGACAATAAATAATGAGTAATGAAATTCAGAAAATAGAAAATCCAATGGGTGTAGCGCCAGATCATGGCGTAATAGGTCAAGAGTCATCAGCTCACGCAATGGCAGAAGTGCAAGCTCAAGTAGTAATGGCAAAGCAATTTCCTAGAGATAGTATTAAAGCTGTCGATAATATTCTTAATGAATGTACAAGACCAGCATTAGCTGAATCATCTGCTTACGCTTACCCAAGAGGAGGCCAAAGAATAACAGGCCCATCTATAAGACTAGCCGAAGCGGTAGCGCGTCATTGGGGTAATCTTGAGTTTGGAATCAAAGAGCTAGACCAAAAAAACGGGGAAAGTTCTGTTATTGCTTTTTGTTGGGATCTTGAAAACAATGTAAGGGAGTCAAAAACTTTTAAAGTTAGGCATATTCGAAACACTAGAAACGGAGATAAAAAGCTTACAGACTCGAGAGACATTTATGAGCTTGTAGCTAATCAAGGTGCCAGAAGATTAAGAGCTTGTATTCTTGGTGTTATCCCTGGCGATGTAATAGAAGCCGCTGAAAAACAATGCGCTATTACTTTGAACGCATCTGCTGACCTATCTAAAGAAGGGATTCAGAAACTTTTAAAGGCTTTTGAAAAATTTGAAGTGACTAAAGAGCATATAGAAAAAAATATAGGTTGTCACATAAAATCAATAAACGCTGCTCAAGTTGTTAATCTTAGATCTATTTACAATTCTCTTAATGATGGAATGTCAAAAAATTACGATTGGTTTGATATTGAAAGGCCGAAAGAAAAAGAAGCTAACTTCAAAAAAGCTGAAGATATAAATGTGGAAGGATAGAGAAATAAAACACCCTCAAGGCTCGGATGAGTGGCTAGAATCAAGACTAGCTAAGCTCACTGGGTCTGTAGTGGGTCAAATAATGCCGGGTAAAACTGGCAAAAAGCCAGATTGGTCAAAGCTCAAATATCAAAAGGCTGTTGAATTAATGGCTAATGTAGATGAGTCTGAGCCTATAAGCCAATATAATGCTGATTGGGGAATTGAGTGGGAACCGTTCGCTTGTGAAGAATACGAAAAAGAAACAGGAGTAGAATTAATTGACACTGGTCTAATTGTTTCAGAGTTTAATGATTGTGTTGCTACTTCACCAGATAGAATAGCGGCTGATAACTCTATTGTATTAGAGGTAAAATGCCCTACGACTATGAAGAAGCATTTACAATACATCGATAAAAGCCCTGTATTAGAGCTTTCAAGTGTAGCGATAGAAAAAAGCTATTATTGGCAAGTTCGGCATCATATGCTTTGCACTGGCATTAAAGCTTGTGATTGGGCTACTTATCACTATGCTTTTGAGCCTAAAGTTATTTCGATTAGTCGCGTTGAATGGGATGATAAAGAGATGGCTATGATGCAAGAATATTGTAATGACTTTATTAAAGAAGTTAAGTTATTAGCTAAACAAACACTTAGTAAATAAGGAGAATTGAATGACGCAGCAGGACTTAGAAATAGTTATTTTAGAGGCAGACCGATTTTTGGAGAAGGCTAAAGAGTTATTAAGGTGCACACATTCAGCAGATAATTATACAAGTGGAACTCATTATCAGGAATTTAAATATGATTTAGGGTTAAATTCAAAGTCACAAATAAGCAAAAGAAAAGCAGCTGTAAAAAGAGCCGCATTAGATCTTAGACAAGAATTGCTTAAAGTAACTAAATAAGGAGAGTCCAATAATGCAAGATATAACTGATTACACTATAAAGTTAAAGTATGATGAAAATGTCAATCCCAGCAGCTTAGAAGAAATGAATGCTAGTCACCGTGAACAATTTGCTCATGCCTTACAAAATAACATCTTAAGAAGATTATCAAAATTAGAAAATAAGGAGAAGTAAATGGAATTTACAGGCATAGTTCATAAGATTTTTGACACAGAGCAAATAAGCGACACGTTCAAAAAAAGAGAATTTATAATCGAATCTTCAGTTGAGGCAAAAGATAACTTATATACTGAGTTAATATCTTTCCAGTTTATACAAAGTAGATGTGATTTGCTCGAGGATATTCAGGTAGGTCAAAAAGTAGACATAGCATTTAATTTAAAAGGGCGAAAATGGACTAATCCTCAAGGCATAGATAAATATTTCAATACTCTACAAGCTTGGAAGATAAACGTCAAAGGAGACACAAACAACAGCAATAACACACAACCAAAAGATGAACCAAGAGAGCTGCCGCCAATGCCAGATTTTAACGCTCCAGTTAGTGAAGATGAAGTTCCATTTTAATAAAAAAATACCCCTGAGAGTAGGGCAACTCTCAAGGGCGTGGGGTCTATGTAGGGAACATAGTATATATATTGTACGATAATATTGATTAGGTTAATAATAAAACAAGAAAATAAAATGTATAAAAAATCAAAAATATATAAACCAAGTTTAAGAAGAGTAAAAAATAAAAAATATAAAATTTATTCTTCTATAAGTCATCAGCTTTTAAAATGGGAGTTAGATTGCTTAAGAAATGAATTATTATATATATAAAATTAACTAAATTATAATTTTAAAAAAATAAATAAAATTTATAATACAACGCTAGATAATCTAAGATAGATTTTTTTGCAATAAATAAGCGGCTTTTTTAGCCGCTTTTTTTATGGTACATCATTAACTATATCAGATGAGGTCATTGAATTCATTACAAAAACACAATTAGCCTCTGTTCCAGAATCTTGTAAATTTGGGAATGTATCTCTATCACCCATTCTCCACCAATGCTTAGGTTCAGTAGATAAAGTAGACAAATCGAAAACAGAACCACTATTATATAAGTCAGATATATTAGAACTTTGATCACTATCAAATAATGCCAATTCATCTACTTTAGCTTCTCGCATATGAGCACCAGAAGCAAACCTACCTACACGCCAATTTTGTCCAACAACTGAACCATTATAGCCATAATTATTGTGTGTATTATTAGTTGTCTGTAAACTACCATCTATATATATTTTAAATCTACTATAATAATCACTCATATCACCACTATCTGATCCTGTAGTGCCACCATTATAAGCTATAGCAATGTGCTGCCATGTATCAGCTGTTAGACTTCCGTTTGGAGTCATTAACTGTAAATAATTATTGTGAGTCCCATATCTAAATCTTAATCTTTTTTGGCCTGCTGCATTAGTTTGTCTTAACTCTAAATATCCATTATTCGTAACATCATTATTTCCAAAATATATAATAGTCTGTCCTAAATTTTCTGATGAAGCTTTAAACCAAAAAGCAATAGTCCAAGCGTCTCCACTTCCTGAGCCATTTGCACTCCTGCCTAAAACATGCTCTACTTGTGATGCATTAGCTCCAAGCCATTTTTGATTAGTAAACCTTATGCTTTTGGTATTAGAAAATGGAGGTGTCGAAACTGTTAATGTTATTGTTTGAGAGTCTTCCCCATTATAATTAATAGCTTTAACTGGAATATTGTAAGTTCCTACTGCTAAACTAGAACCACCTATTAATTTTCTTATATTTCCCTCTACTGTAGTAATACCAGAAACATTTGATAAATCCCACTCATAACCTACACCAAAATTAGCAGTTAATTCATAATTGATAGTTGCACCCTCTACACTATTTATAGTTAAATTGCTTGTTATTTCTGGTAAGCTTTGTGTAGGTGTACCGGAGCTTGTAAATATAGCGTTTAATTGATCGCATACTTCAGTCGCTGTGCCAATATATGTATCGTTATTTTTATCAACAAAAACTGTATGGTCTACATTAGAAACTAAATCTATTTGTTTAGCTAAATCTGTTATTGTAACTGTACTATCTAAAACACTAGCCTCTAAACTATTAACGAATTGTGCACCGTTCGCATCTTCGATAAATATAGAATTTGCTGCATTATCTTTATATATTTTTATACTCATCTTTTTATAACCTGTATAACGCTTCCGGCATTAGTTAAAATAGAAGAAGTTGAAACCCATATTTGTAATTTTATTGGATTTGATTGAGTGTTAACATCACCCATATATATCAAATCAGGTGATAAGCTAAACCTGTAGTCTTGACCTGATCCTGAATCTAGACGCCCTATTATTTTTTCTAATGTGTATTCTGATAAACCTGCTCCTAATACATACCTGAATTTTAGTAAAGCATTATTAGTAGTAGGGTTAATTTTATAATCATTTCTTATTAGAATAGTATCACCTAAATTTAGTTCAGTCGTATCTATATAACCAGTGCTAGTATCCATAAGCTCTGTTACACCAGCAGGCCTGTAATTATCATTACTGAAAGGGCCTGCACCATTATTAGGAATGTCAGTCCATGTCTCTTGAAGAATAGAAATAGATCCTGTAGTGTCGTTATAGTCTATGAAACCATTTTGAGTTGCTGGCCCTTGTTTACCTTGTTTACCCTCTACGCCTGCATTTATAATTATATTACTTGGCCCTCCTTCTATCGTAACTATTGAAGACATACTATTTCCTTTTATTAAATTTTTGAATCATGGTAAGTCCTCTGTAGCTGGCTGGAATAAACTAGACTCTTGAACATTATTATTTATAACTTGTAACAAAGGTCTAATATCTTGGGTTCCTGATGAAACTCTAACACCTGCTTGAGAAGTATTATTTTGAGTGTCTACAGTTGGATTTGTCGCAAAAATAGCAATACCGTTAACATCACTTACTACATTTCCTCCTGATACAGTAAATAAACCTGTAGTTTTCAAAGATAATATTTTCCAGTTATCTTGTAAAACTACATTCAATCCTGTTTCTGATTGAATATCTAAAGTAATTTTACCTGATGTGTTTATTATCTTAGGAAAAACTATACCCATTTCAGAAGATTCAGCTTCTCTTGATGCCTCTTGTAAAGAGTCAGCTTCTAATCTTGATGTCGCTGCACCAATAGAAATTATTTCTGTATCAAAATTAAAAATAAAGTTTATGCCGTCTACTGTAGTATTATAAGCCATGTTTTTTTACACATCTGGATTTCTTATAGTTGATACACTACCGCCAGCACTTCCAAAAGTTGACGGAGTCTTGAAAGGTACTATTTTTATAGTTCCAGTACCATTTCTAACATTTACTAATAAACTTCTATCTGTAGCATATACTGCTGTATATGATGCTGTCGTACTACTAGCAGTTTCATCAATATACGATATAAAAACATTGTTTGAAGCAGTCGCGTTATCAGAGCTGAAGTCTGAAGAGTTAATAGTAAAAGTGCTGCCTGTATAGCTCGTATAAGTTATTAGTTTATAAATACCACTATCAGTTTGAACTCTAATAGTGCCTGCATTAGGCGTGTCAGTAGGTATAGTTGTTGTTACTACTACTGAAGTCTCTGCTGCTCCACTTAATGTAGTATTTAAACTAAATTGGTCATAATCAACCTCGTCCGCGCCATCATTGGCAGTAACTAAAACTCTATCTTCACTAGCAACTAAATTAGTTACTGTAAATGTTTGATTGTTAGGCGGAACCTGCTGAGTATTATTTAGATCAAATAAAGTGTCACTTGCATTAATATCTGAAGCTTCTATGCCTATGCCATAAGCGCCTATAATATTAGTTCCTGTGCTAGTACCTATAAAAGCCGTTGATATAGTTCTAGCTGTTACAGATCCGTCTACATCAGCTGTAGCAGAGGTATTATTACCAGTTACAGTAATATTATTAACAGGAACGACACCCGTCAATAATTGAATATACATATTTCTTGTCGCGCCGTTATCATCTAAAGCGAGTAGTAGACCAGTTCCTGAAGTTAACCCCGTACCCCATGAAATAATTTCATCTTCTTGAAAAGGGCCGCTTGATTCGTTGTCATAAGCAAAGCTATGAGTTATGCCGCGAAATAATTCACCGTTTATACCGTGTATAGTTTGTGATGTACCTCTTCTTTGAATCCATTTAGTGCGCTCATACAATTCATTTAAGCTCTGTGATCCAATATTCCATTGAGAATAATAAGGCTGTGGCCCATTACCGTTATTAAGGTCTATTAATTGATACCCCTCAACATTAGTGATAGTATTCCAGGTGGCAATAGTTCCGGCGGCTGTCTGGTTATTCAAGTCTTGCTGTGTTGAAATCGCCGCTACTGATTCTCCTTGACCTAGTGTAACTTCAAACTCTGCATAAGTGTCACCAAGTTCACGCGCTTGCACTCTGATTCTTTTTCCGTCGATATCCGCGCCGCCAGTCCTAGACTTAACAACTATTCTCAATAATGAACCATCGCTGGTATTTAAACCAGTACTCCAATAGTTAGTTAATAGAGTATTGTTCTGAACTATCTGAAGCTCGGTTGATGGACTAAATACAGAGCCGATAACCTGCAAACCTGAATAAATTACATCTCCTCCAGATTGCGTAATACTACCGCCATAAATATGCTCTGCTGTAGAATCATCTATATTATAAGGAGCATTTAATGTAATAATTTGATCTGTACTTCTTAATGATGGATTTATATTTGTTATATCCAATAAATCATCACCTGAAGAAGATGCATCGTCAGCCAAATCTTGTAAGAACCTATGAAGCTCTAATACTGTATAATTAGCAGTTGTACCTGTGTATCTTATATCACCATTAACTGCAACCGAAAAGTCATTTTCTATAGCCATTTAATACTCCTTTATATATTTTATTCATCGCTTATCATTATTACTATTGAATTTAAACCAGTGTTTTCTATAGTGCCGGAAATAGTACTGGTAACATATACAGGCGTATTTGTACCTTTTCGGACTCGACTATTTTGCAGTGGTTGGTCGTTAGTATAATTAAAATTTGTTATCTCAGCTATTCCGCTTGCATTTGTTAAAGCGTTTAAAATTTCTGTGCCTTGAGCTAAATCACCACCTGCACCCGCTTCGAGATAAGCTCTTGCGCCCTGAATAGGTGAACCGCTTGCATCTAAAGCTGTAACACGTACTGTTACTGGATTTTGTATGGCTATATTTGCCGGACTGCTATTTGTGGTTACTGTAGCGCCATTGATTAAAGATAAAGTTACGCCACTTACTGAACTAGTAACATCATTAATGCTACCGCCGTCAACCGTATAAGTTCCTGATTCAATAAATTTTACTGTGCCAGTGCAAGTAATTTCTGTAATCGTTGTACTTGCACCTGATTGATAATTAATGTCACAATCAAAAGTACCTCCAGAAAGTAAAGTCCCGTTAAGGGTAGTAAGATCTCCGGCTGTAGCTGTAACCCCACCTGTATAAATAGCTGCTTTAGCTGTGATAGTTGTAAATGTTGCTGAATAATCAGGAGAAGCAGCTGCATCAATAGTTAGATCAATTGATCCTATATCTAGCTGTGAACCTACTTTAGAAATCAATGCGTAATTGTCATTATTACGCCATTCTAGCTTTGCTCTATCGTGTAACTTTTCAGTAGTGCCAAAATCAGTATAAGCTAAAACTGTAGCAGTATTTGTTTCTGTAATATTTAAATCATTGTTTAATGTGAATATTTGATAAGTCTCTACTGTTCCATCAGGCGCTAATAGACCTTGAAATGTAGTTAATGCATAATCATCGCCTACTATGTAACCAGTAGGAGCTTGATGTAAATATGACCTTATTTCTATTCTAGTTGTAACATTTATTAAATCATAGCTTAACCCTACAGGAGGAGTAATTGTACTGCCTGAAGTATCACTGTAATTTTCATGTATATAAACTGTATCTCTTACTTGATTAGCGCCTGTCGTCCTAAATTGAGAATCATAAGTTCCTGTTAGAACTCCACTAGAATTAGTAGTGTAACGACCTTTTTCGATTATTGTGCTTGCAGTATCTCTATCATCTGACACTATTAAAAGGACATCTTCTACATCTGTTCCTAAGTCTCTATCTCTAAATTTCCAACTTGAAGTAATGCCGTCATTGTACTCATTTGCCGCCGCTTGATGATTAACTGTAGTGTTATCTAATGCTAATCGATTCCACATGAATAATTTTACATTACCACCAGAGGCAGTACCCATTCTGCAGGATCGTTGCACATTTACTAATGTAATATAGGATAGATCTATTCTAGGAACAAAAAAATTAACAGGGCCTTCACCAGTATTTTCTATTCTTATATTATCAGCGGTTACAGGTTGTCCGTTCAATTCCCATCCACACCCATTTAGCTGCATTCTTGACAAAGACGCTCCTGACTGAGTATATAAAAGAAGAGTAGCATTTGAATCTTTATTTACGATTCTTGAATTTATACAATTAGAAATAAACAAACCTCTAATAGAGGTTAAAAAAAATATTATACTAGAATCTTCAAAATTTAAGAATCGGTCAGATATATTTCTATTATTATTATCTCCATTATAGCTTAGAGGAGCTTCACTTATATTAAACCAAAGACTAGGCGTTACATCTTCTATATGTATTTGACATCTTAAAAAATCAACAGAAGTCCCTGAAGTACTTGCTCTTATAGCTGCACTATTTGTACGTAATAGAAATGTTTCGTCGGTTGCTGAACATGTACCTACTAAATTATTAGCTGTAGTATATTCTCTGACACCATTAACAGTGGAAAAGGTGCCCATGTTGGTCATAGCCATTATGCACCACCTTGGATATATTCAGGCTTTATTTTGTAAAAGTCATCTGTTTTTAATTCATAATATGTTAAGAAATTAATTTTACTTATTTCGTGAGGATCACCATAATATCTATTTACGATATGAACAAAATCGCTGCCATTCCAGTCTCCCACATATCCGATATCTTCGAAATTATCAAGAAGGTATGTCAATCCATACATTATAAGCCTCTCGTAGCTAAAAGATTAGTTAAATTAACTCCATCAAAATCACTATAAAAAGAATCTTCCAAAAAGTAACCATTAGCATTTTTTAAAGTCGTGGTAAATCTATATATTGTATTGATTCCTAATATATAATCTCTTACTATACCTGATGTAATAATTGTATCATTTCTGTTATATTGTGCATTATTTATATAATACCCCCAATCAGGAGAGGCTACCGGCCCTTGTTTACCTTCAACCCCTGCATTAATTATAGTATTATCACCACTACCTAAAATGGTAATTTCTTTAGAGCCGCCGACTACAGTTGTTTCTATTGTGTCGCCAGTAATTGAAATTTCTATTGACACGATTAACAATCCTGAGTTTCAGCAAACTCTATAACGCCAATTAATTCAACGTACTTTTTACCATCTAAAGGAGTACCAAAAACAGTAAAATTATAAAATCCTGCTGTAATATCTGTTGTAGTCGCAACATCAAAAGAAAACTTCCAAGAAATTATATCAGTGGCAGGAGAGACAGCAGGGACTTTGTATATTCCAGTTGTGCTATCGTTTACTTGTTCAGTTAATGGAATATCAAGAATAGCGCCATTAGCATCCTTAACTTCTATACAACCAGATAAAGTTATGTCATTATATATTCTTGATTGGCCGTTTACAGATACACTTACAGTCCTTGACCAATAAGTACTAATAGGAATCTGATTATTACCGTTATTTTCAGTAAATAAAGCCTGTCCTGTGCTACAACTCATTATGAAACCTTTATAATTAAAATTACTTTTTTGATTCCCATGCAAAGCCGCCAAATATTTCTAAAGTTGTTAGCCATGCTTTAGCGCGCCATTTAAACATAATATTCTCTATACATATTTTATAAAGTAAATCATCTGCAATCTGTCTCATTTTGCGAGAATCGTCACCTTCAAATAAGCCTTTATCAGATAAATAATAAATAGCGTCATGAAAAAGACTAGCCTCTCTGCTTGACTTAGTATCGATTGTCGGGCCTGAAGCCCCCCATCTAAAACCAGCCTTTACAGTTAAAACACCGTTTTTATTTAACTTAACAAACTCATCTTCATAAGTCTTATTGAATATTAGTGTCATCCTTGCATGAGGGATTAACAACTCAAACTCTTGATTTATGAGCCGCCACCAAGGAGAAATTTTTTTATATTTACTATGAAAACTCATATTACTGACCTATTAAAGGAATCTCCAATTTACCGTCTGCTTTTTGGTTGGCTTTTAAATCCTCAATGTCAGATCCTTTAAATTCAGCGTCTATTTCTATGTCTTGATTTTGGCCTTTTATCTCGACGTATTTAGGAGCCCAAACGATAGTAGTAGAACAGCCTGTAAGTAGAATTGTTATAAATATTAATAATAATTTTTTCATATATTTATATATTTTAAAATTTCGGGCTTACTTTTAATAATACGCTTTTTATAAGAATCAGGTAAATTTAACCATTCGCAATATTTTACTAGCTGTGGATGCACTCTTAAAATATGAAACCAATTTCTATCTAAAAAAGAGTTAAATCTATTTCTTTTTTCGCATTCTTCTGCTAAATCTACACGACAAGCTATTAAAAAACTCCACCAGTCTGCAGGCGCGTCATTAAGAGAGGTATCTAAATCAGGCTGTTGCTTAATCCAGTCTATAGAATCTTGACAAGCTCTAATACTTCCAGCCTGTAGGCTTTCTATTAATTCTATTAAATCATCTTTATTTTTCATACTTATACCAACTCTCCGAAATCACTATTACCGTCGTTGCCTGTCTCAGAAAACTCTAAATCTGCAATATTCATATTTCTTATAATATTAAGAGGGTTTTCCTGTATGATTAAATTTATAAGAAATGTAACAACATCCCTTTTTGAATTAGTAGAATTAAAGATAACAATAATAGAAATATCTTCGCCAAAGGTGCTTAGATTTGGGACTGTCTCTGTAGTAGTATAAGACGTACTATCACCAGCATTATATTTTCTTATTTGTGTACCGAGCAAAGGAAAAGTATTATTAACAAAAAGTGAGTCATCCGGTTCTAAATAACCATTGTATAGATATAAATATCTTTCTGCTTGTCCATTATCAGCAGGACTAGGATTAGCATTTTGATTAGATGTACTAGTCTGCCATATTATTTCGTTGTTTTCTAATTCTGTTTTTGTAGCATGGAAAATAAAATATACTGCTGATATTTCTTGTCCTCCTGTCGGTTGACCATGCTCTACTTCTAAAGCATTTAAGGAACTGCCTGAAGGATTAACTAAAGTAACATTAGGAGGAAATGTAGAAGAAGTTTCATGCACTCTATATAGTTTTGATGTGCTTGGTGGTGGAGGTACAGGAGGTGTAGGAAATACAGTTCCTAATAATTTTGAATATTCACCTACACCATAACCCGCTGAATTTGGCGCGCCTAAATACCCAAAAGGTAGTGTAGGTGTTTGCACAATCCATCTATATCTTACTGCTTGTGGTTTTGGTAATAAATTTGCTTTTATTATTAAATCTAAATCATTTTCTGAAAATGTATTATCTATATAAAGATTTAAACTCATGTCCTGATTGTCATAAACATAACCTGAGCCATTAAATAAAAGCTGTATAGCGTCCTGAAGTCCGTCTCTTCCATTTCCGGTTATAATAGCGGAGGCATTATTTTTTGAAACTTTAGCTTTTATAAAAATTTTATATTGGCCATCTGTAAGCTCTGAATCTGTAAAAAGATCGTCACCTTCAGTAAAATAACGTCCTTCATTATATCCTAATGAGTTAGGCGCACCTAAATATCCAAAAAATTTTTTTGCTACCCCACCTTCTACTATTCGACTTTGCCCCACTATCTTGCCTATCTTATCCAGTCTATCACCAGTAGCTTGATCTAGGTCAAATTCAGTAAAAAATTGATTTAAAAAAGAATAAACATTCTCAAACTCATCTGACCAAAGTTTTATTTCAGCTTGTGCTTTTTCTTTTGAGTAGTACTGAAGTATTACCAGCTCTTTGTATATGTCTGTGAAATCAGACATTCTTTAAATCTCCGTTACTGTAATATTACTTACATCTAATGTAAATTTATTCCCCGCTGTAGCATCAATCGACATATCTGTATAAGTTACATTGTCGTCTGAAACTTCAAGACTCGATAAAATAAAGTTAGTGCCTGCTTGGTAAGCGTCAGCGTATAGACTGGAAGCGTCAGCATCTTCTGAAATTGTAAATTTTCTTTCTGCTATTTTTTGAGCTATTAAAGCTGTGTCTATAGGTTGCGCCGGATCTCTTCTTTTTGCGTCTAATTGGACATACAAAGGAGTTTCAGTTGGCCTGTCAAATTTATAAGTGTGTGTAACTGTAAAAGTACTACCATCAGCTTTTGTTATAGTCTCTGTAAATGTACCTGTAGTAGATCCCTTTGTGCCTGTGCCGCCTGTTTTATTTTTTGCAAAAACTTCTGCTATATCGGCTATTTCACCACCTTCTATGATTAGCCAGATATGATGACCGTTTAAGTTTAATGTAGCGTCAAAAACGTCTGTGTCGTTTTCATAATAATCTACATCAGTAACACCAGATAAATTGTAAACTTTGGCGACTATACTTCCAAGAGTAGAATAAGCTGGATTTTCTACAGACTCATTTCTTTTAACTCTTAATTCAGAATCTTTTTCCTCATCTACACCGACAACCGCATCTAGTGGATTAGTTACAGAGGTCACACCTAAAACTATAGAAACTGGTGTATTTATAGTATTTGCTGCTGCTGAAATTGCTCCAAACTGTTCGGCAAATACTGTAATAGTATTACTTCCTGCCACTATAGAATTATCTGAATCTGTTAGCCATTTTTGGCCGTTGTCGTCCTCGATAGTATAACCAGCTTCTAAAGTTAAAATTCTATCAGAAACTAAATTTATATCCGCCTGAGACAAGGAGGCAGGACGCCTGAATACTCCGGCTATCTTAGCAATAACATCTTGAAAAGTTCCGAAATTGAAATCAACATCGAGCTGCGAATATAAGAGTTGCCCGAAGCTTTGACCGTCCAAAATTTCTTTAACTATTATGCCGACTCTTTGACCGTCTGGCGATTCCTGAGCCAAATTAATATCAGCCCCATAAATATTTTTTAGACCGTCTGCAACTCTGTTATAGATTTCGTCGAACGTTTCTATTTCTACGCCTTCGGCGGTAAATTGAAGTGGCATTTCTCTTTCCTATCCTACCGGAACCGTCACACTGGTTGAAGCCCCGTAAATATCTGTATAAGTTAATTGTATATCAGCTGTTCTGTTTTCTCTATTCAATATAAAATTTAATTGATTTAAAGTGTTTATTCCTTTCGTGTCAAGCACTGTTTTAGATAGTTGCGCCTTGGTCGTTTCTTCAGTATTTCTATTACTTAGAAGATTAAACCAATCTATATAGGCATCAGTATCTAAAAACCAATCATTCTTAAAGCTCTTTATTCTAGTTACTAAGTTTTGCTGAATCTCTTCAGATCCGGTTATATATCCTGCTAAACCTTGGCCGAATGTCCAATCACCATTTTCATCTAATCTAGAAACTGACATATTATTCTCACAATGTATTAGGAATAGAAGTATTATTAGAACCAGAATCTACGCCTCCGTGAGTATGGTCACTAATGAAATCATTTAAGCTAACGCCATTTAAAACTATGTCTCCTGTATGCGTATACGTGCCATTTATATTTTTATCACCGACACTAGTAGTAGTTGATGGAATTGTTACCGCTGATGATAAGGGATTGACACCAACCAGAGCGAAAGAATCCGAATAGTCAAAAGATCTGTCCTCATTTGGCTGAAAATCATCTTGTCCGGCGTACCAGCGTTCTATATTACTTTCACATACAAATAATAAACAGTAGTCACCTACTGAAATAGGGTGAGCATCATAAGAACTACCGCCTTGCATAAAAATTGGCGGTACGTCTTTAAAAAGAGGCATGTCAACAATAGAGCCGTTAAGAACTTTTTTAGTCACCGGTTGAACGTCTATAGTCTTAGATCCGACGGCAACAACGCGCCCCACTAAAGTAGTGTGAATCTGTTCTATAGCTCGGCCTGCTATCTGATCTATAACTTCAGGATCAATCATATAACCGCTTGACCTCTTATTTCTTCCATTTCTTCAGCTTCGACTAAATACAATATAGTCCTGCCTGATGAAAAATCTTCTATCTGAAAAGGATCTAGACCAGAGCTACTTGTATCTTCTACTATAAAATCAAACGGAAAGTTTTTTGAGCGCATATGAATAACACCGCATGAAAGTTTTACGCCGTATATAGCTCTTTCGTTATAGGTTACATCCATAGTCCAAATCTGAACCAGCGACAAGAATCTAATAGTCAAGACTGCATCACCATTTGAAAGCGGTATTACTTGACTCTGAAGTCCTTCATTTCCTATATTTTCTATTCTTTTCATAATAACCTATTGTAATAAAGTATCATTAATTGCTCTGGCGACAATATCAACAACCCATGACGGGCCTTCATAATCACCAACAAAAACCATATCATAAATTTTATATTCACCGTTTACCGTAGGATCTACAAAACTTTCAAGCTCTATATTTCCCATAAGTTCAAAACGTGGATTCATTAAACTTTTAAATGTTACAAATTCCGCTTGTCTAGAAGGAGTATCTAATAAACCTTTACTAGCATTTATTTTTACTTTAGTGTTAGTTAAAGGTGTATCTACAGGAATAAAGTTCCCAACTCCATTATCATCAGTGAACTGCTCTGTCGTACCATTAGCCATTTTTCTTAAAATATCTATTGGCCTGCCGCTTAACACTTTAGGTCTTATATACTCATTGTTTATAAGTTTAATCTCTCCTATTTCGAGACCAGCATCTAACATTAATTTTTTAATAGCTTCTTTTCTATTCGTAATAGTTCTTGATGTAAAAGCGCGGTTTCTGGTCGATATATTTGTAAATGCTTCAATCTCTGTAGCAAATCCTCTATCGCCTAACACATTGCGCGCTTTTCTTATCTCGCCTCTAAATATGCGCCTTAAATTGGAGTTATCACCGTAGCCAACAAACAATTCAATTTGTAATTCTCTGGCCCCTCTTACAGTGGAGCGCGGCCTCAATCCCACTATAGGATCTGACTTTAACTTTCCATTCTCAATTATAAGCGCTCTTGACTGTTCGTAATTTCTCTTACTTAATAAAAGTCTTTTACTTTCGCCTAGTCCGAAAATAGTTATACTCAAACTATTTGCCATCTTTATTCGTCTATTACACGAAAAGGATATATCAAAAGGTGGCCTAACTTCAAAAGAGACCTGAGCGCCAGCGCTATCTAAATCAGATATCCTGACTAAGTAGTTTCTTCTGAATAACTCTTGAGCCATTACCAAGAGCCCGCGCTTATAGATGATTGTTTTTGTTGAGCTTTTCTGATAAGATCGTTTATTTGGTCTGTCGTCATGCCACTAATATTTACATTTACAGTTGATTGACTGTTATTTATATTACTATTTGTGCTAGATATACCTTGTGCAAAATTAGGGCGTTGAGGTCTGTCAATTGGCTTAAACTCACCACCTACAAAAGGAATATTTGATATAGCTTCTCTTATTGCGTCCACAATATCAAAGAACGTTTCAATTATCAAATCAACAACAGGAATGACATTTTTCTTAAATATATCAGCAAAAAAATCAAAGGCTTTTGTTACTAATTCGAAACCTGCAAGAAATCCGTCCTTCATAAAATTAACTACAGACTCAAAAACAGGTATTACTCTTTTATCTATAAATGTAAATAACTCAGTAAATACAGGAACTAACATTTCATCAGCTAGATTAAATATTCTCGACCAGCCATCAACTACCATATCTAATACAGTTATTACAGCATCGAGAACAGGCATCAATCCAAGTGAAAAGCGTTCAAATAGTCTTTCTGAGGCATGAGTTAAATTTTTCCAAGCTTGAGTAACTTCTTCTGATTGTTCTAAAAGTTCTCTATCAGCCTGAGCTAAATTTTTAATTGCCTCAGTAGCTTCTGCAAATTGGTCATTAGTAGCAAGTAGCACTTTAGAAAACTCAGGACTAAAGCCTAGCTCACCAGCTTTAACAGATATTTGACCCGCTGTAAATCCTTGCTTTTCCGTTGCCTCTCTTAATCTCTCGAGAACATCAGCCGCGCTATCACCTTCACCTATAAGAACACCAAATTGTTCAGCTATAGATTTAGCAAACGGGGCATCTAAACCTAATGATAATTGATTTTGAGCCTCGGCTATTTTCTTTACAAAGTTGGAAGCGTCACCATCAGCCGCGCCAAGTCTTGAAAATAAATCTTCAGTATCTCTAAATGCTACTGGGTCTATTCCTAGACCTTTTAATTCTGCCGTTTCTTTTCCTAACTGAAAAACATTTTCAGTGATTTTAGCTATGCCAGCAGCAAGGGCAGTTACGCTAGCTAGTCCAGCGGCGGCATTCTTACCCATGCTTAAGAATGATTCTCCAGCCCCCTCAACTCTTTTGCCTGCAATAGCAGAATTTTCCGAGACATCTTGCAGCGCATTACCTGTATCTTTTATGGCTTTTGTATCGCCTTTAAACTCAAAAACTGTAATGACTTTATTAACTTCCATTATAGACCTCCAACAGCTTCAGCAATATTACTAAAACCTATGCTCTGAAAAACCTGCGCGGCTTTTTCTTGTGTGGTTTGTATGTTGTCGTTTATTCCTTTGTCTGTGACGCTATCAAATTGACCGCCTACTGTAGAATTTGGTTTAACTTTTGCCTCTTCCGCTGGCGTTAGCTCTTGATTATCTCTAAACAATCCTATACTTGCTATACGTATCTCTTTAAAACTTAAAGAAAAATCTCCAGTATCGCCGTCGTTTGTTTCTGTATAGCTAAAGCTAGTTATTAAGACTTGTTTTCTTACACCGTATCCTAATTCTATATCAATTATAGTTTTAGTATCATATGCTCTTTCTATTTTTTTAAAAAAATCTTCTTTGATTGAAGATGTAGGTGACTTATCCCCTATAATATCAAAAACTTCCTGAACATCGCCAAAAACATTATCTATATTGTCAATTACATTTTTTATTGTGCCTATTTGTTCATTAATTTTTTGAATTTGTGAAAGTGTTCTATCTGGTATATATGGTGTAGCTACATTTAACACTTTTTCTATTTTTGCAGGCAACCCAGTTTTAGGAGTACTTTCAAGAAAGATGTCGGCCACTTCGCCTACTATGGTGTATATTTTAGGCGTGTTAATAATAGAATCTTGAACGGTCGTTAAGTCCTCGCATACTATATCGGGAGCAGTAGCGGCAAAGTTTGTTGTTTCAGAGATAGCGACAAAAGTTTTAAAACCACCTATTCCGATGTATTGCTTATCATCGTTCTTTGGTGAATCCGGCGCTACCCAGTTTAAAAATCTTTCTAAATTGCTCAATTTATTTGACCTCGTTTATTAAATGCTGCTCAATAGCGTTTTTAATTTCTTCATTCTCTAAGCAATCTAAAAAGGTCTTTGTATCCATTGCCTCGACTTCTTTCAGGGAGCCATAACCAGCCTTTACTAAAAATAAACAAGAGGCCATATAATCTGAAATATTCGTTTTCTTTACAAACTTTTCACGTGACCTCTTATAAGCAAAATAAAACTCTAATGGCTCCCTTTCATAAAAGGATAAGAAAAAACCGATAAAGACATAGTAAACAAAGGAATATAATCTTCACCGTACTTCTCAAAATGATTGTCAATTTTTGCCAAACTTGAATCATTATAAGTCATGTTGGAAAAAATTAAATCCTCGATAGCTAACTGCTCATCGCTGCCCAAGAATGATAGATTACCTTCATTTAGAAGCTTGCTAATCTTTGAAGCGTAGCCAAATATTTTTAGCCTCTTTTTATGATTAACTTTACAGAATTTATAAGATCGTCCGTTTATTTCTGCGCTTCCGTCCTCATAACATCCTTTAACTACATCGTCTCTTTTTTCTTCTTGGGCAGCGTTGTTGTTCATTTTATTATGCTCTTATTGCTTTGTTAAACTGAATTGTATAAGACATATCTTGATTGCCGTCAACATTGTTTCTAGTGTCTGTTGGTTGAGTTGTAATAGTACCATCTTCAAGAGTATAGGTAGTTACAAACTCTAATCCGTCCTTGATATAATTTTCTTTGACAGATCCTTTAAAAATTACAGGTATATCTTTATTTATTTGAGAATTCATATAAATGTCATCATCAGAATATTTAGGAACTGTAAAAGTTAAATCTTTTACATTTGAATCTGATCTTTTTTGGATGTTAATACCTCTAGTAGATCTATTTCTCGACGCTAATTCATTAGGCGAAGATAAAACCAAAGCATCCCCGTCTATAAAGTCATTAAATAGGCGACCATTCAGCACTAATGTTGTGGAATCGGCCAGTAATTGAATAGTAGACATTTTTTACTTTTCCTTATCGGTTCCAAGTTATAATAATATTTGTGCTATGGAACGCACCCGCATTCTTAACAGCATTTTGTAAAACTGGAGTTTTTCTATCATCTCTCTCGGATTGAGGTTGTTCTGATAGCGGTATTGCATACCAATAAAAACCTTTTTCCTCAATATTTCTATTGAATGTGTCTACATCTCCGAATCTTTGATTTAATGTCCATGTTCCAGGAGCGAATACGCCCGCAGTAACAAAACCTTGAGAGGTTGCCTCTAATCCGTCAAGTAGATTATTTAATCCTGGTGTAGTCTGTGGAATTTTAGTCGTAGTAGTTCCAAGAATATTAAATGCGTCAGTCTGTACGGCATCAATATAAGCCATAAGGTTATAGACATCGTCAGTAAACCCATTCGCGCCGCTAGTCAATAGCTTAGGCACAGTTTCTTTAAATATTGTGTAAATATCTAAACCTACAGTCTTGGCAGCGTCAATCTCAGTTTGAGTATAGCTTTCTGCTGCTACGCTCTTAATTTCTTTAAGATGCATTGTTTGAGATGTATTCTCACCAGTAAATAAAACAGTGTGATTTCTAGCCATGTAACCAGCTGCAAGAGTTCTATTTCCTGCCTTACTGTAAAGCATTCTGTAGTTAGTTTGACCAGCAAGTTTTATTTCCCAAACTGGATTAGTTACACTCACATTTAAATTAGTAGCATCACTAAAGACATCATACTGCATTACAGAGTTAGCTTGACCCCATGTAGCTAGGTCTTTTGACTCTTGATCTGTTGTAGTGTCTATAAAACAAGAACCTTTGAAGTTTACATCAGCTTTTACAGCTGTTATGCCTGCTACTTTAGTTTCAGCACTTAATATAGAAGATGCTGCACCTTGTACAATAACTGAAGAACTGTTCGCATCCAAACCAAGTGAAATACCAACATAAGTACCAGAAGCACCAGCAGTAGTGTAAGTTAGTGTAGATGAAGCGCCAGTAGTAGAGCTAGTAATTACAAAAGATTGATTTGTATATGCGCAAGTAGCTCCAGAAAGCGCGGTATCAATAACAGTGGCAACTTCAGCCATAGTAGTTGATGTGCGGAAGTCTAAGCTGCTTATATTTTCTGTTACGCCATCTATATCAATATCAAATGAGCCATCTGAAACACTTTGCAATACTGGAATAGTTGCATTAGCTGTTACTTGCTCACCAGTCAATATTGCTGCAGATGCTGCAACGTTTTCATCTACTGCGCGCCAAAACCCTATAACTAGAACGCCATCAACATCTACTGGATTAGGTGATTGAGCAAAAAACACATTAGCAAATTGAGCTTCTGGTGAGGTACTTCCAAAATCAGTTATAACTTCTTGAGCTGTAGAGTATAGCTCATACCTGTTAGAAGAGTTTAATATCCCTTCTGTACTCGTCATAATACAAGTAACATTCATATTGTCGCGCGCAACTGATACGCCTGCTTCAATGAGAGAAGCTGTTACGACATTGCTAAGATCAGCCATTTTTTTGTTCCTTTATTTATCGTCTATGAATTCAAATTGAGCTTCATCAAAGCGCAATGTTTCTATCTTATTTGTTATATTGTAACCTACATTTACAGTTAGCTCATATCTTTCATGGTATGTTTTTCCTGCTAATTGCTTTAAGTCAGCTATAGCAGAGATTCTAAATATTGATATACCATGAGTTTTTTGAAGAGTACGAGCTGCTTCTGTATTTCTAAGAGTACTAAATATATAAGCGTTTTCTTTTGCTTTGCCTTTATTGCCATAAAAATTTATAGTAAATTGACCTAACATAAAAGCGTCTATGGTCATTTCTTCAGAAGTACCATTATACGTTTCTGTTACTCTTTGCTGTATAGCAGGAGATAAATCATCTACTGAAATTAACAAGTCAGTTTGATTATCATAAGCATTATCACGTCCTGAAACTATGTGACACTCGCCAACATTTAATAAATCTCTAACAAATAGTTTTACCTGTACAATTGGGTCAATCATTCTTTGACCTCTTCTGCTATAGCTTCGTAATAGCAATAATCTTTATAATTGCCCAAATTAAACATCTTAAATAAGATGCCATCCCATTTAATAAAGTAATTAATCTTTAATGGTTGAGTACTATGAATTAAAATATATTCTTTCGACCAATCGACATTAGCAACATTTATATCTTCTTTTTGAGCAGGTTGAATAACCGCAGGAATAATAACGTCAGTACAAGTTTCAAACTCTTCAAAATTTACAGTAAAAGTACTTCTTTCCGTAAAAGTTACATTTTGCTCAAATCCGTCAAGAGCGTCCGACATATCTAAAATACTCATTTAGTAACCTGATAAGTTATAGAGTTCCTTAAAGTGCCAGTATCAATAAGCGGTTGTGATGATCCTTTTTTTTCAATAGTCTTAGGAGATAGTGATTGCCATTGACCGTAACCATTATTTGTAAAAGCCTTTTGACTAATAGACTGAGCCTTAACACCTATAAGCTCAAGAGCAGTTTCTGCAGGCATCCCCTGGTCTATAACTTTATTAAATTGTTTATTAATAAATTTAGATAGCTCGTTTTTTTTAATAAAAAAAGGAGTTCTTAAAAATGATCTACGAGGAATGTCTTTAGTTCCGTATTCGTGTTTTATTCCTACATCTACGACGTTTTCGCCATTTTCATAAACACCAGAACCACTTGATATAATGCCGACTTTTACCGACATAGTTTTAAGTTTCTCAATGTTATTTATTTGAGCTTGTATCTTTTTTTGCAGTTCCTCTGGCGTTAATTTTTTCATACAAAATAACCGCCTCTATTTTTCATTGATAGTCTAAGGAATCTTTGCCCGTAGATCGTAGTGTTATAAAAAAGTGTATTATTGCTAGCATCATCACTAGCGTTATAAGTAACCGACACAGAGCCAACGCTCTTACTCTGTGTCGGTTTTATAGGAGAAGTTTTAGATGAACTTTCAGCAAGCCATAAGTGAGCAATTAAGTTAAATATTGCCTCGTCAGTGCAGGAGTCCTGACCGTAATTAAAGCAATAGTAACAATTCCATATAGGATCTAAGCTTGCCCAATCATTCTCAATAGCCACTAAATCAAGTTTTGAGTCGTTTTGAAATCTTACTTTAAAGTCATCTAATAAAGACATGTTAACCCTTTATAACTACGCCTATTTTTAAAGCGTGGTTAAATCTTTTCATAAAAGCTTCATTGTCTTTAAGTTTTTTTTCTAGTTTAAAATTATTAGCAATTTTAACTCCTAAAATATGAAAATTTTCTTTTCCTATAAAAGAATAAGATTCTACTTTGGATGTTGAATTTTTATTATCGTCAGACATAATTTTTTTCCTTTTTATTAATAATGCCCCTTCGAAAAGGGGCTATATGAATTATAGTCCAGTAAGGATTCTACCAGAAGTAGACTCAAGAATATCAAGTCCAGCTGCTCTATAACGAGCATCAACTTTCCAATTAAATGAACCAAGTTGTATAATTTGGCCAATTTCTAGAGGAGTTGGAATTCTAAACTTCATTGTGTCTTCACTTGCTTTTAGTGCTACTGTAGCGGATGCAGAACTTAAACCTCCATCATTAGCACGATAAGAAGAGACAAAATTTACGCCTGCAAAATTACTTCTTAAAGCTGCTAAAATAGTTGAGGTATCTGCATTAGTGTTTAGCATAGTTCTTTGAATGTGATTTAGAACATCAGTCGGCATAACTACGACATCGGCCATATATTCTAAAGTATTAGCCACGCCATTATGCTGATCTGTAATGAGTGAAGCTATCTCGTCATAAAGATCCTGAGGTGAGAGACTTGCTATAGATCCACTTGCTACACTTGTTGAAAATTCAGAGTTGTTAAGAAGACCAGCATTTGCGCCAATACCAGTAAAACCTATCTCGTCAATTTCTCTTTTATACTGCTTGTCCATAGCACTCATAAGGCGATTAGTTAAGCTGTAATTTTCTACAGCAGCAGTTTCAATGTCGCCTTTAGTCCACTCAGCGAAAGCTTCTTTATCGTAGACAAGAATGTCATTGTCTTCACCAGAAATAGAAATCTTACCTTTGTTTGAAGTTCTATCGCCAGCCATGGCAAACTCACCGTGATCCAATAGTCTTAAAGACTGGATACGCTTTGCAGTTCCGCCGCTATTGTCAGAATCAATGCCAATGTTAAAGAAAGTACATTCCGGATATTTTTTCTCTAATATCTTAGGGTCTACCGAAGTTAGATTTCTTTCCAGAACTGCACCATTATAAGAGTCAGTAAAACGTACTTGCTTGATTGTTTCACTAACAAATTCAGCCATATCTTTAAAAGATAAAGTATTGTATAGATGTCCTAGTTTCATTTTTCTGATTCCTTTTATTTAAGTCTGATCTGCCAAACGTCGTTAGCACTATCAACAATCTTAATAAACTCAGCGTTAGCATCAGCATTGCCGGCACTAGTAGTAGTAGCCTTGCCGTAGTCAGCTGGAGTTTGATTTTCTACATAAATAGCTGCAAAAGCTGCCGGAGTTTGACCAGTTACAGCTTGAACAGTAATAAGTCCTTCGCGCTGATAGTCTACTTTAGTATAAAGTGAGCTATCATAAGCTTCACCATCTTCAACAGGCATAGCTACGTCTCTTAAAACTACGCCAGCAATAACCGGAGAAGCTGAAGAGTCGATGTTATCAATTGAACCAGAGTCAATTTTTGCAAAACGACCAGCTACTAAACCATTCTCAAAAGAATCGCCACTTAGCACAATACCTTGTGCGTAATTTTCACCAGAACCGACAAGCTGGTGGTCTCCTTTAAAACCAGTAGGGAATGACATTTTTTAAATCTCCTTATTATCCATATCAGCCCAAGCATCTTTTAGCTCGTCGCCGAAATTCTGGTAGTTACTTGTTTGTTTTTTAAGCATTTTAAATGCTACTGCAATTTCCGAATCTTCGAAAGTTTGACCAGTTTCTTCTTTTACAGAGTCATGCATAATTTTATTAATGCTAGAGTCTACAAAATTATAAGTTTCTGGTAGAAATTGTTTAGCTTTTTCTACAGTTTTTAATTTTTTAGAAACTGCATCATTTACGGCGTCAATGAATTTTTGAGAGTCTTCAAAAGATTCTTCTTTTTCGTCTTTTTTCTCATATTCCATATCTTTCATTTCTTCCTCTTCACCTTCAGAAGATTTACTTTCCATATCTTCTGACTCTACAGCCTCATCTTTTTCAACCACTTCTTCAGTCTGTAAAGATGGATCATTTGATTTAGCGGAGGCTACAAGAGCTTGTAAAGTTGGCATGACTGCTACAATTTCCTCAAGAGGGGCGTTTTTTAAAGCCTCCTGAAGAGATCCGGCCATATCAGCAACTTTCTGAAGAGAAATTTTACCATCCTCATCAACAAAGCTATTTTCCATGTCATTGTCCTTGTTTGTTTTTTTATCTTCAAAAGTCAAAACATCCCCACCTCTTGCTCTATCAACAATCGCCAAATGTGTAGGCATTATTTCAAATTGCTCAAAGTCGTAAATATTATGCTCTTTTAATTTTCCTAAGTAACCCAAGGAAAGCTGTCTTTTACCTTTTGATAGGGTCTCTAATCCCTTATCGTTAAGGTTGACTGTATTCTCTAAATACAGAGTTGAATCTTTATAACCCTCGTTAAACTCGACAATCTCTGTGCCTTCAATAGATCCGTTTATGGTATCCTCGGCAGGAGCTTCTTTCGGGTCGATGTGATCTTCAATAAGAGGTAAACCATCAAGTAAGCCTACAATCTTTGTGATTGTCTCTGGAGCTCTATATACAGTGAAAACTTTATCGTAAGGCTGTATGTCTAACTCGATGCCCTTATATTCTTGCACACCATCGCGCACGCTTTTAACTTTCTTGTTCGCGTAGTCGAAAAATACTTTATGCTCAAAAGATTTGACCGCATCAGCAAATGGAATATGCAGGTTTAATATTTTGCACATCCAGTAATTAGGCGTAGACGGGTCTTGTTCTAAATCACATTTATACTGTTCTTTTAATCCTGAGATATTAGAAGGATCTGAAAAAACATCTGCATAATCTTTATCTAGAAATTTTACTAAAACAGTTTCGCCCGCTTGATTTTTAGCGTATACACCTAAAAGCTTGGTTTTATCTTCGTTCTCAAAAGGTTGATTCAGGGTCACTGAACCATTTTTATAAGAGGAGTTTAGTTCCTCATCTGTTGAGATCATCTCTATTATTTTTGAAATGTCTTTATAGTCCAATGTTTAACCCTGCAATAATATAAGAATTATTTATTTAGCGTTATTTATAATATAAATATATTTTATATTCCCTTTTTGTTAAATTCAACTTGAAATAAAAATTTCATTATCTATATGTATTTTTTTGCATTAGTCCTTTTTTAGGACTATAACTTAAATAAAAGGAGCGAGTTAATAAATGAAATCCCTAAATAGTATGAAATGTGAGAACGTTGAATGCGGCTATCAAGGCAGCTTTGAAGTTAAGAAGCACGGCTGGTATTGGCCAGTCGTAATAATCGGTTTGATATTCTTTTTGCCTCTCTGGTTGTTTTTGCTACTCCATAAAAATAGGGCTATCTGTCCTGAATGCTCGATTGAATCTCATGAGGTGCCTTTAATTAGAAAACCTAAAACTGGCGAAAGCGGCTTTTTTCGTTTCGTTGTATTTCTCGGCCTGTCGTTCGTGGCTTTTTTATTTTATTTAGCAATCTTTAAATAATATGACCGAAATAACAGAGATAAAGAAACGCCTCGGCATCACTTGGAAGGAAATGGCTAAAAGGACTGGCTACTCTGAAAAGACTTTAAAGAATGCCAAATACCAGAAAGTAAGCAATAGATTAATCAACGCAGTAAGGAAGTTGGAATCTAATCCTCAGGGATGATCGGCTTCATTATGCAACGGCAATTATAGTCCATGCTTGGAAGTAAAGTTTTTCCATCACATGATGAATATAACCCTTCATCTAACTTAAACCTTTTACCTTCTCTAACTGCATGGCATGGCCTGACGCGCTCATCGCGGGCAGTAGACCAAACCGCCTCGGTAATTCCTAAATTCTGATATCTAATTTTATTAGTCAATGAGTTAAAATTGGCAATTTGATTGCGAGCTACAAACTTGGAAGACTCTACGCGCTTATTTGCTATCTGCTCAAAACCTTCAAGTACTTCCTCAACCGGTTTTCCCTCTGCCATTATTCTAAGTGAGTTAGCCGATAAATCAGCGAGTGTTTCATCCAAGTTACGATTAACCCATTCTATAGACTCTTCAATAAGCGCATTAGTTTGAGGCTTCAATCCTTCAGTTTTTATGAGTTCATTAGCGCTTATGCCTACACTTTTCTCTACTTCATTAAAAACTACATCTTGATTAACCTTGTTTAAGCTTTTTAAAATCTGACTGACTCTATCGCGGATACGCTTTTTATTAAAACGTTTGTTTATTTTTGCTTTTGCCCTATTAGATAAAGTCGAAAAAATACTAGCCCAATTACCAACTTGAGTATCTTCGAATTTGTCAATAGTCTTTTTATTAAGCTTTTTAAATGTTTCATTACGATACTGTTTTATTATAGCCTCAGTCATATTACCCATTAATGAAACAAATTGCTTTTCTAAACCTCTAGGGTATGGCGCGGCTTTCAGCTCCTTTTCCTCAGGAAGTGTAATTTCTCTTTTCATTATTCATCGTCGCCTAAATCACAATCAAAAAATGAATCAACGTTGTCATTATCTCGTATGATATCTTTTTCTTTTAGATAAGTATCAAAATCCTCGCCCATTTGAGCAAGTTGAAAAGCATTACCTATAACTACCTTCTCGTAATTGGCATCTTCTAAAGGTGTACCCGCTTGAGTGTCTTTAAACTTAACATGATTTAATCCCAGCTTATGAAGAAGCTCATTAAGAGTGTCGATAATATAAAACTCTTGATAAGTTTTAACCATGTCATTAAATATCTTTAGCTCGTTCTCACCAGATGAGTTTAAGCCTTTTACATTTTCACCAACCAGCCAAGAAACAGGAATACCAGTAACAAGTGATAGCCTACGAAGGGAAACATCATCTATTTCTTTTAAATTTGTCAAAGTTTGCGACACATTAAAAACATCATCATCCATGTCTACTATCCCAGCGCCATAAATTGACCGATGATTTTCCATAGTGCTTATATACTTCAATAAATTTGATTCTTTACCTTGTGACATTATACTTTTAAAGTCTTTTATTTTGTAAAATAAATTAGAGTTTTTTTCTATAATGGAAGCACTAGCCCTTTGTATAATTCCATCATTTACTAATTGATCGTAAATTATTTCACTTTCAGAAATACCGCCATAACGATAATTTGGAGCTTCTTGAAGTATTGGCTCGATGTATGTAAAATCTGCTACTCTTGTCCAGTGTATATTATAACCTCTAACCACATAGTATTCAGGTTTATAAAATCTTGGACTTTGTAAGTCTTGTTCAACTTGTGTAGCGGTTATCTCATCGCCACTAAAAACATCTAATTTATACTTGCTTTTATTCCATCCATCTCTAAGAGGTTGATCTAACACAGCCCCATTTTCATGAATAACGACAATGCCACGACCAAAACCTAGCTGATACATACAAGCTTTTTTTACTGCCTTAGATACCTTGGCTTTATATATTTCTTTGTCTTCTTCACTAAAAAATATTATTGTATCAGATAAAGCCGCGCCTGTCTTAATCCTGAATATTTTATTAGCCGTACCGCTTTTATAAATTGCTCTCAGCTCTTGCAGGCTTAAACTATCACTTACAAAATTGTTTCTAGCTGAAGCATTACGCCTATTAGTTAAAGAACTTAAAAAGTCGTTTAAACCGTCAGTCCATCTTTTTAATTTACCCATTTTATTTAAACATCTCCGAATAATCTATTACATCTAATCTTAAAAAGTCTTCTATTGCGTCCATAGTTGGGTCTACTTGGTCATCGTGTTTACCGTCTGGAAAAATAGAAAACTCTGCTAAATAATCACTTAACCATGGCGCATTCTCTGGTAAATAAACATTTCCACTAGCTAAAAGCCCAATACTATCGTTAGCTCTTGTAACTTTATCCTTTTCTCTCGGTATTTCAACAATTGGTAAACCTTCACGCCTTAGCGACTGAATTAAACCAGTACCGCTGGCTTTATCTTCAATCTTAAATGCATTAACATGAGCGTAGCCAACATTATGTTTATTATAAAACGCCTTAGCTTGTATTTTCAATTCTGGAGCTTCCCATTTGCCGCGCACTTGATCAAGTAGATAAATCTGCCCCTCTTTTGATTTTCCCCAACATTGGAAAACAGAATAGTCGTTCATTTCTTTAGTTTTTAAGGCAGTATCACCGTATATTCTTTTAGATACAATGATCGGAAGGTCTGTATAAAACCGCCAGTAATCGTCTTTGAATATTCCACCTCCTATTGGTGTAGGCCTTTGCATTAATTGGCTTTGAAAGAAATAAGGGTCGGCTTTCTTCAACTCTTCTAAATCTTTTTTACTAAACTTTTCTGACCATATAGGTTCCTCGTTGTCGTCTAGGATAGGAATTACAATACTATGCCACTCTTCCCCGCTTCCACCTTCCATCAAAAAAGCACTTAGATCTAATTCGTGGAGCCTCTGCATAATTAATATCTTAGGCGCTTTTCTGTGGTTTGCTCTTGATCTGAAACCCTGACTACACCATGTATTTATTTTTTCTCTTTTAACTGGCGAATATGCGTCCATTGCTTCCATAGGGTCGTCAATTATACCGGCCCCGTGAAATATTCCGTCATCTACAGAGCTTCCAAATCCATGACCGATAATACCACCACCGGAACCACAGGAATAGAACTCGCCGCCGTCCTCGGTCTTAAAGTGATCGGCTGCGTTCTTATCTCTCTTAAGATCAAAATCAGGATAAATAACCCTGAATATATCTGACCTTAAAACATCCCTGACTTTTATTGCGTTGTCTTGGGCAAGTGTGGCGGATACTGAGGCATTAATAAATTTAGAATCTGGGAAGTTTCCGAAACACCAAGAGCAAAACATAATGATAGCTATTTCAGTCTTGCCATGTCTTGGTGGCATATTGATAATGAGGTTTTGAATGTCGCCTGTAACGACTTGCTCCATAGCCTCTATTAATTTTTCGTGATGAGGTTTAAATACAAACTCTTTTCGATAATGATATTTGAATATGGTTTTTATGTAAGATTTAAAATCTATTCTACACTGTGCTATTTGTTCAGGATTTAACATTAATTTTTACTTTTTATAAGGTCTTTAATTTCCTGTTGCCCTCTTTTTAACCATTCTACATCGTTGTTTAATTCAGCACCTTTTTTATTAGATTCATCTTGCGACCTATTCAGAGCTTTAATTTCTAAATAGATCGCTTTAGAATCAGACTCTACTCGTGATTTTAGATTAGCTATACTTTTTGAAGTTTCTAATTTCAAATTTTGTATACTTTCTGCATTTTCTTCAACGCCGTTCGTTACTTTTGTGTGTAAAACACCTAAACTAAAAACGAAAACTATAACTACCCAAATAGCGTTAAAAGTTAAAACCATAGGCTTTTCTTTATCAGCCATAGCGTTGTCGTCCCTTATGAGTGTTCTTGGCCTATAATTGAGAAATAGCTGTTTCTGCATCGAAGAATATTTGAGTCATAGCGTCATCGACTTTCTTTGCAATGTTTTCCGCTACTGCTGAAGTCAGCTCGACAATACTTCCTTCGTCTGATTTCCAGTCAAAATTTCTATCTCTTGATATTTTCATATCAAAATCAGCCCTATTTTGACGATTGAATGACCAGTTTTTAGAATTATGCATGACCGTTATGTCATTCATATCTAAATCACGCTGTCTTTTTATGTCTTTTATTTTTGCTGGTTTATCATCTGCAACTATTGCGCCATTGACAATAGACCAGTAATCAGGTAAACAGTTAGGTAAGTCTGACTTATTAACTACTAATTGATTAGCGGCTGGCTGGAAAGAATCATCGCCTTTAAACTCGCTTATACGACAAGGTAACCCCTCACCTCTATCTTCTACTAAATATTTACTCATTATGAAAAATCTCTCATTACTACTATATCAACTATTGACGGGTCTTGCGCAGCTCCGTCAGCTGTGCCAGAAACTAAAAAGGAAAAACCACTTACAGCTTTAGTTCCGTCTTCTATACAAACAGACCTATCAGCTGTTGCGCTTTCACTTCCTACAGTTATAATTATATAATGTTTTAAGTTAGGCATATTTAAAGTATATGCAATACTGTAATCACCGTTACCATTTCTTGTAACTGTTGCATTATTAGACTCTTCTGTAGTGGGAACACCACCAGAAACAGTAAACGTTAAATAAGTATCACTTTGAATATTATCAGAAGGCAAAGAAGAGTTGGAAGGGTCCCATAACTCCCAGTAAGTAGGAACTGAAATAGGATCTTGATTTACATTTGGAGTCTGTAGGGATTTATAAACGGTGCCGTCTGAGCCTTTCGCTAATCCATCTACAGGGTAATCGGTTGCCGCGTCCCATACTGCTATGCCTTCTTGATTGACATGAGTAATAAACTCATCAGCTCTATTTTGCCACCAGTTTTGTACTTCTGCTGGTGGGTTCTCATTTATCCAGCCAATAATGGTTTTAGCTGCACCTGGATCAGTAGTGGAACCATTCGATCCCCATATGCCGTTTGTTAAGTCTGGTTTTGCTTGTGCCATTTTCCTTATTTCCTAGATTTATTTTTTAAAGCTTCCATAATAAGCCTACTCTGTTCAGCCTTATCTCTATTGTCGTTGTGTGTGATTTCTTGGCGGTCTGCCCATCCCATATTTTTAAGTGCAAATTGAGCGCCTTGAGATGATTTACCGTTGAGTGAATTTTCGTAATGATTTTCAATACAAGTTCTTGCTCTTTTGATTATGCAAGAAAACTCCGGTTTCTTTTCATAGTCGTAAAGTGACTGTCTATCGCAAAAACCGAGATATAAAGCGAGGCCAGTTATTGCGGGGCAATCATAATGAGTGAATACACCATCATTATTATATTGAGGTCCTTTTCCTTCAAAATACTCATATATAGCTGCCTCTAACTCTTGGGCGTTTTTATATTTTGGAGGTTGCCCGCCATTATTGCCTATTGAAAAGATATTGCCTTTTTTAAAGCTTGTGCTGCTTCTAGCCATGTATAGACCGTTGTTTTTATTTTTCTTTATTATACAATCGGCTTTTACAAGTTGCAATCTGATATTTTAGGGGGCTTTATTATACTTATTTTAAAAAAAGAAAACCAAGTAAAAGAAAAAAAGCCGATGCGTAGAACATCAGCTTTAAAAATAGTCGTGTCAAATCGTGTTTTTAAAATAGATTAAAATTGATAGTGTATGATAGTATTTTTACTTTTTATCCTTTGCTTTGTTATTATCTAACTTTTTTTTTAAGTTTATATTTTCCTCTACTATTAGCTTTATATTTTGATAATGATTAACCCCATTGACTACAGAAGTTATCACACACAACACACAAACCAGAATAAGAAACCTATCGACTTTGACTATGTATTTTTGGGTCATTTTCTCATATCTCCCAAAGCTTTTTCATAATCTTCTCTATTTTCGCCAGTCTTCTCTAAGTACTCCTTAAGCCAGTATTCGATAGCAGCCGGATTATTAGAATTAGCAGCAGCATAAGCAACAGCGGCAGCATTAGCAGCAGCTTCATAGTTCTCTTTTAATTCTTCTTTGCTTCTATTCTTCCAATCCATAGCAATTAAAATTTGTTTGTTCATTTTTCTTGTTCCTTTAGTATTTCTTTGTTCGAGTGTCCGATTTTAGGGCCTCTTTAAGTATATTTATACATGAATTCAATTTCCTCTTCGTCATAATCAGTTGAGCCTAGGAGTATTTTCTTATCTCCATCTACTAGGTAATAATCATTATTATTGAAATATTCGTCACATATCTGCAGTAATTCTAATCCCATATTCCCATGCGAATAAAAATTATAATTATATTTTGACTTATCCTTTAAGTGCGTCATCTCACTTAGATTAATTTTAATTATCATCACTCCTCCTCGTCGCAATTTTTTTATGACTTATCAAGATTCTTTTGTATCCTCTCCTGTAAAGTTTCCCTTTTTGGACTTGATTCATTTTCTCATATCCTCATAAATATTTTTCGCTCTGTTCCCATATTCCTTTCCTGCCTCTTTTTGATAACCATATGGCCCTTTATTATGGATAGCTGCAAGAATGGCTATGCTTGCCTTTTTGCCTGTTCTTTTTTCGTATTGCTTGCCCCAATGCTGTAGATGAACGACTGTCATATGCTTGGCTAATCTTTCGTTTAATGCGTCCGCATGTTTGTACTTAACTTTTAGCTTTTTAATGCTCATTATTCGGTTCACTTCCTGCACCATAACTGGCGTGATGTGATAAGGCCCTAATGCATTCTCAGCCGGATTGCCGTTAGGGTTACCCTCTAATTGAGGGATTATTATTAACAGGGCTAGTAATAATTCACTCATTACTTTGCCCCTCGTCGTATTGTCTCAAAGCTCTTCTAGCTTCTGCCCATGCATCACCGGCTTTATACCATGCCTTTTCAGATTCTTCTATCGCCTTTCTAGCTTTACTAACTGACCAATAAGACTGAGTGTGTGCATCTTCAGCTTCTTTTTTTGCCTTTTCAGCTTCGTCCTTTGCCTTGTCTGCTTTGTTCCATGCCGTGTCAGCTTCTTCGACTGCCTTTAATAAGTCTTCCCTAGTCTTGCTCATTTGACTTGATCCCTGTCGTATTGTCTCAAAGCTCTTTTAGCTTTATAGTATGCATCTTCAGCTTTATAGTATGCATCTTCAGCTTTATAGTATGCATCTCTAGCTTCATACCATGCCTTGTCAGCTTCTTCCCATTCCTTGTCAGCCTCTTTGACTGCCTTAACCAGCTCTTCCCTAGTCTTGCTCATTTGCATTACTCCTTTTTTCTTCTGCTTTGATTAATTCTGCGATATGACCGCTGCGGCTGCGGCCCTCTTTCTTAGCTTGCTCATCGACAAGCTCAAGATTTTGGTTGCTTAGGTGTATGTTTATTCTTGGCATGTTTTTAAGATCTTTTTAATAGCCATTTTTTAGCGCCGTTTAATGTTTTGAATGTTTTTGATTGTGTGAAAGTTAATGCTGTAAAAGTCCCGTCATTATTTTTTGTAATTCCGCTTACTAATGATTGATTATTTCCTAAGTCTAATTTTTCCATTTTTTTTCTCCGTTTGTTAATTACTTTCAATACTCTTATTATACACACATTTTGGATATACACAAGCCCTACACAACAAAAAAGACCATTTTTTAATGGCCAAGTGAAATTAAACTCCT